AGCCTTAAAGACGTTTTCAAAGTCCACCGCCTTAGCAAGCCGATCCTCAACATCGCCAAAGCCCTTTAGCAGCCGCTCTGTGCCTTCACGAAGCCCGCCCAAGATGCCTTTGCGCAACGCCTGATCAATGGCATATTTGATTGCTTCGGTTTCGGTCTCAAAGGACATGGTGCCAGCGCCCTTAGTGCGACCGAGGCCCATCATATCCACGATGAACTTTTCTTTGCGCTGGCCAATCGAGAAGCTGATTGCGTCTGTGATCTCAGCGCCAAGCGCATTGGCGGCTTTATTTAGGCCACCGACAACCGCACCAGCAAGCGTCTTGGCGGTTTCCTTAAACTTGGAATCGTTGCCCACAATTCCCCCAACGTCCAACTTTCCGGCAGCGGCTGAAATGGTAGCAGATGCTGATTTGGTTTTCATAAACAGCCCGCCGACAATGCCGCCCAAAATGCCACCAGCAATCGCCCCCAGCGGCCCAGCGGCGCTTCCTAGCATCTTGCCAAGCTGCCCGCCAACTGCGCTTGCAATGGCGCTCCCAGCCGTCTTGCCGATTGCTTGACCGGCAATCCCGCCAAGCGCGCCGCCGACTTGGCTCCCGCCTGTCATCTTTGCAGCGGATGCGCCAAGAGCTATAGCGCCGCCAATTTCTTGTATGCTGGTTCCCAGCCCGCCAAGGAATTCATCAAGGTCGCCTTTAAGCGTCTGGAACACAGCGCCAAGATCAGCCGCAAAGCTAGGAAAGTTCTTTGACAAGGAATCGGCAAGCCGCCCCAAGCCTTCGCCAAAATTGCCGCCAATAATGGCCCCAATATTCTTTGCGCCGTTAACTGCAAAATTGATGTTATCTTTTATTAGCTGCTGTTGTGCGGCATGATTTCTTTCCCGATCCGCGTCGATCTTGTCGATCATCTTGCGGTATTCTTTTTCGTCAAACTCTATGTTGGTCTTAATGGTGCCTTTAATGTCAAACGCCTGCTCTAAGTCCTTCATAATCAAGTTGACGTTGAGCATTTTGGCCAGCGCCTCGGCTGCTTTTGCGCCAGCCTTTGCTGCGGCGTCAGACAGCTTCTTTTCGGTGCGCTCGTCAATGATGGTGTCCGCGCCAGCCTGCATACGCTCCTTGGCAGCGTCGATGATGTTTTCGCTTAGTGTTACTCCAATGCCCTGCATACCTGATTTGGCATTATGAAATGCTTTTACATATTCACCAACACCAACCTCGGCAGCCTTCCTAGCAGACCCAGAAAATTGATTTTGAATTTCAGGAATATCAACATCTGCAATCAGAGTAATAGTTGGCATCTTGAGCGTGGCGAGGATTTTGTTTGCGCCACTAATAAGACCATTAATTAGGTCAATTGCTTTATTAACGCCTTTTTCAAATGCGCCAATAAGGAAATTAGCCGCGCTAATCCCTATGTCACCCAAAGCGGCAGGAAGCAAATTCCAAACATTTTTGATGTTATTATAAGCGCCGACAAAATACGCATAGATACCTGCCGTAACATTGCCGGCCAATTCCGAGACAAAGCGGAAGGTAGCAAAGAAAGCCTCCTTAAACGCATCAAAGATAGGGCCAAGGTTCAAGGCATCTGCAATCGTCTTGCCCAGCCCCTTAAACACATCGCCCATCGTAATAGCGGCAGGCCCCACGGCTTCCTCTAGTTCTTTTATTTCCTTTTTGGTCAAACCTAGACTGGCCTGAAACTTTTCCAGTTCTTCGGTCTTGCCGACTTGATCTTGAAAGTCCTTAAAGGCCACCATGCCGGTAGTGACAACAGCCGCCAAAGCCAGAAACACCGGGTTAAGCAGCACGACCTTTGCGGCTGTTCCGGCCAATTCCAAAACGGCTTTCGCCATGCCGGTAACACCGAGACCGGCTTGCATGGCAATCTGGGCGATCTGCGATCCCTGCTGGAAAAACACCGTCATCGGCTTTTGACCGCCAGCAAGGCTAACGCCAACATCCTGCAACTGAAACGCAAGATTCTGAGCGTGATGCCCAGCCAGCTTACTGCCGGTGGCAACATTGCCAATGTGCGGCGTGATGGTTTGCGCGTTACGCTCGGCACGAAGCAATTCCGCGCCCATGTTGCGAATCTCACGCGATAACTCGGCAGTAGGGGCAGCAGCCGCCGCCATCTTGATTTCCATCGCCTTAATCTGCAACGATGACTTGCCGATGGTTTCAAGTTCGCGGCTCATTTCGTTCAGATAGCGAACAGCGTCCAGCGTCGGCTTGTGTGCGGATCGCATAGCGTCGGCCATGCGCTCGTTTGATGCGATTAGCTTATCAACTGCGCGGCCCGTATTGCCAGCGGTAGACGCAAGGCTATTAAGATCGCGCTCGGCGGTCTTGGCGCTAGTGCTGTCAACCACGATGCGAAGATTGGCAAGTTCGGCCATGCAGGCAAACCCTTTTTTTCTGATCTACCTATGCCACAAATACCCTACTTTTGCAAAGCGCGTGTTTTGGTATTCACCTTGTCCGCCCAATTCGACATAGCCTTGCCGATCTTGGCGCGGTGTTGTGCATCTAATCGCTCTGGCGACACATAGTAGGGCGGGCAAGACGCCTCACTCGCCTGCGATAGCGCATAGGCATAATCACGGGACAGTTTGCGGATTGCCGCCGCTTCCCATGCCGCCAATCGTAAGTGCTGGTTAGACTGCCAAGCGGCTATCTCTAATTCGCCAATCGCAACCGGGCTTGCCATAGACATAGGCTGCACTGGCCCAATTTCGAATAGCAATTCGACCAGATATACGGCGACACTAATGGGCGGCAGATCACCGCCCACTGTGTCACGCCTTGCCCGCTTTTCCTTTTCGGGAATCGTATTCAGCCAAGCAAACTGCTTGACGTAAATAGAAAGGCTTTCAATTGTTTCCGCGAAAGAAGTTTGCGCGGTTTGCTACAAACTCCTGCGCCTGTTCACGAATCCAAGGCCAATCTGTGTAGACGGTCACGGCGTTTGCATGGTCGCACTTCAGCGGCTTGCCGTCCAATTCAAAGCCCGCCCAAGCCACCGTGAGACGCGCCAGATCGTCAATCATATCAGCCGACAGCTTTTCAGCGTCGAGTTCGCCAGTGGCCTTCTTGCCCTTGGCAATCCGATTCAGCACGGCCTGTTGTTTGACAAGCTGCATCTTGCGATAGGAAGCGCTGTCATGCCCCAGCAGCGTTATCGTCATGCCCTTGATGGGTTCTTCAGTCTCGGGGTGCAATACCTGACAAACCGCGCCATCATCGGCCTTTACGGCCTTAAGATCGTTTAAGTCCATATCTGTTCCATCCTTTCCATCCGAATTTTAAGTCTAGTTAAGGCGACGGGATGGATCGCCGCCCTAACTAGCCCGAGCAATTGCGTAAGGGTTAGACCTTAACAACCGCGTTATCAATTTCCAACGTGACTTCTGCCATCGTGATAGCATCAGCATTGCCGACGTTGACCTTGTAAGACATGACCTGCGCCGTAAAATACTGGATTTCACCGTTGACCAGAACGACCTTGACCGAAACCTGTGCATCGGTTCCGGGGGCGGCTTCGGCGGAATCCTGCAAAACAGTCTGGCCGGTGTCAGTGTCCGATACGGCCATCGTCAGCGCGACTGAACCATAGTTCAACGAACCACGGCGCTTTGCGACAATGCCGGTTGCAAGCGGCGTGTGAGTGGCAAGAGCGGCTTCTGCGCCAAACGCAGGCAGTTCGGCCAGTTCGCCACATGGCGACCACGTAAGCGCGGCAAAGCCCGCCGAGTTATAAGTAGCAGGCGCGCTGGCGGAAACCGAAACGACAGTTCCAACCGAAGAAACAATATCCGACATTTCTATCTCCTAGAGACGCAGCGCTCGCTGCACTTCGTTAATACTAATGCGCACCATACCATTTGGTGCTTGATTTGAAAAGCCACCAATTGTTTTTGGCCCCGCATTATATAGGCCAAATTCTAACGAAGCGATATAAGGGAGATTGTTGGTTAGGTAAAATATCTTTCCCGGCGCTTTGCTTGCTGCTGTGCTGGCCGCAGATATTGCTGCACGGCCTGATTTGTCTGTGCTTGTCGTAATGCTGTTGTCCGGCTGGCCGACACTGGCTTGCCAGTTTGCCCGCGCCCTGCCGGTATCGACTGGCGTCTTGAGAACAATGCTAGAAGTCAGATCAAGGCATATTTTCTTGATAACCAGATCGGCAGCGTTGCCAGCCTTTTCGGCAAACTTGCGCAAATCTAGCGTAAATGCACTGCCTGCACTCATGCGAAAGCCCGGTAGTCAATGCTGATCGGGACAGCGTAACGGTCGCCATTCATCAACGCAGGCCCCATGCTGGCCCGTAGAACGGTTACGGTAATGCCACCGCTAGAAACCCGCAGGCCGCGCGGGAAGTGCGCCAGAACGGCATCACAGGCGGCGCGTGACGGCCCCTTAGTGCCACCCTTAGGCGACATGACCGTGACCTGATAAATGCCCGCATATTCGTCGCTAGACGTTGACGCCACGCCAACCGCCATTGTTGCAGCCGGTAGAAACGCCTCGGCCAGATAGACGCCAGCAGGCGGGTTTAACGGGGCATTCTCCCATTGCACCGAATAGCCACCCGCCAGCGTGTTAAGCCGGGTAGCTAAGGCTGCGCTGATGCTTGCTTGGCTCATTGCATCGTCACCGTTTCGCCAGTGTCGTAACTAAGCGAGATTTGTGATCCATCGGTTTTGCGGATGATAATTTCAGAGATTTCCTCATTGTCCATAACGACAGAATCAACAGTGCCTTGCTCCCATTCTGTCGGGAACCAGATAGATTCGCCGCGAAGCGGGATGCTCATCAATTGGCCCTTAGCTGCAAAATGTAGATCACATCAGCGCCAGTCTTGCGGATAGCCTGAACATCCAT